TCCAGTTAGAAAATATTTTAGATATTTTTCCACCTAAAAGTGGTATTTTGGACAAATTATCAGATACCATTCCAAAATATTTATCTGTTTGTTTGTTAATTGTACCTTGTAGTTTAGAACGACTTTCTTCTTTTCCTAATAAATTTTCTGTAAGTCCTAGTTCTATTTCTAACTGTTTATTACCTGATTTAATAGCCTTTGCTTTTAATTTTTGGACATGTTCAATTTTATCTTCTATACTATATATAGAATCTAATTCAGTAACCATCTCCATTAAAACTTTTTTATTCTTTTTTGATCCTTTTACAATACCATCTATCATAGGTACTATACTACCCCATATCTTGTTTTGTTCTTTTAGATTATCTTTGGCTTCTTTATAACCTTCATTGATAGATTCCATATCTTCAGAAACACCTTTAGATATATTTTTTAGTTTTGAAAAATTATTTACAAATTCTTTTTGACTCATGTTATTATCTTTCATAAGTCTGTTGATTTCTGTCAGGTCTTTGATAACACCTGCTGAGGCTCCACTTTTCTTCATGTCCTCAATCATCTTTCCGAATTCTGGATTATACGCCATGTATATTATCTTCGTTTGAATTTAATATGTGAATAATCTTGGCCTGTAAGTTTTTCTAGTTCTTGAAGACCTTCATTAAAATTTTGTGCATGTTTCGCAATCTTTTTCAATTCGCGTTTTACTTCTGGATCTCGCATTATTTTTTTATCTAGTTGGCTACTTTTAAATATCCATCTAAATATTACTTTAGCTAATCCTTCGTCAATACGGTGTTTTTGTGACATAGTATGTTCCCTATATTTATTTATTATAAATATGTAGTACTATGATTTTCTAGGAGTTATTCCAGGCCTTGAAACTGATTTCTTATTGGATTGTTTACGTTGAGCTTTTTCTTGTTGTTTATTTCGTTCTTCATGGACTTCATTTATTTTTCTAATATAAAATGCTCTTAACCAAACAGGCATATTATATACATCAGAATGAGTGAACCCACCTTTTCCAAAATAAATCAAACTAAATATTTGATCATGCAGAACGGGTCTATAATTAGACCCCAGGCCAAAAAAAGTTGACCCCGATGGGCAAACTGACATCAAAGTCATCTCCCGTATCTGGATCTTCTAGCGTTACTAATATATCAATATCTGGTGCTATATTTTTATAATATTCTCTTAACGCTTTTGAATCTATTGCTAATAAATCGTTTTCAACAAAATCTCTAATTGCTTTTGGTGATTCATCACCATCAATTGATGTAATTATATGCCTTAACCTTACAGTAACATCATTATTAACACCACGCAATTTATTTAATTTTTTACTTGATTTAACATCTGCTTCAATATTTTTTTCATCTCTATGATTTAAAATTTTGATAGTAACTGTTCTTTGGCATACTGGTAATTCAAGTTCAAAACTATTTTGATATGGAGTCATTAATGATTCATCTACTGATTTATTATCTATTGTAGTTAAATCAACTGTTTCTGTAATTGTATCTCCTGATGGTGTTTCTACTGTTATTTCATAGTCTTTACCATATCCTAATACTCTTGCAGCAATCATAATTGCATTTTTATCACCTGCAATTAAATCTGAGTAATTTATCTTTTTTCCTTCGCCATTACCAATAATAAGAGCTTGGAATAATTTATCTAAAACTACTCCTTGTTTAATTAATGATTGTGTAGTTAGAAGATCTTCTTCTCTAGCAGTCATGTATTTCATTTCTACTGTACCTGTAGTTAATGGATTACCTTCTGGATATATTAATCCTTTGGATGGTAATTCTACAATTTCTGTTGGAAATTTCTTTTCTTTTTGTTTATTAGTATCGTATTCAGCTAAAGCTCTACGCTTCATCTCTTCATTACTAACATTATTTAAATCTTCTTGATTTGGATACTCATCATTTACCTTTGGCATAACATTTCCCTTTTATAACATTTAATTTATTATAAATATGCAAGAGCAAAAAAAATCCCACCGTATAGGTAGGATTTCTTAAGCTTTATGATTTTATTCTAGAATTGAAGGATTGCATAATCATATTTTAGAGTAAGTTCAATATTAACAGGATCTTCTGTAGACCAATCCATATCTCCAAATGTTGCTGATGATATAAATGCACCTTTTAATGTCCATTCTTCAACTTTATCACCTACAGGTCCTAATGTATTGAATACAATATCCTTTTTATAAAAATCTGAATATCCATCTCTACCAGTTACTGATTCATGATGAAGTCTTACCCATTCCATAGTTGCTTGAGCTCCTGATGGTACAATTGGGTCATATAATGTTACTGTTACATCTTGCCATCTTGATTTTCCTTTCAATTTTCTTTCAACGTTAATATGATCTAAAATCATTTCTCCTTGATCAATTGAAGGTCTAGATGCTGCTTTAATAATATATGATGGAATACCTTCTATATACATTATAAACCTATTTGCTACTTTTGGTTCAAATGCGGTAAACATTACTTCGGTTGGGTCTAGCAATTCTGCCATTTTATTTCTCCTATCTATTTATATATAAATATACAATTACTTAAAAAGTCTTATCTTCTATTCTGGAAATGCTGCACCAGTTGGTAAAATATTAAAGTCAATTATAATAAATTCAGCTGTCTTAGTTGGTTGCAAGAATAACTGACCTACCATTTGATTTCTATCTATTACATCTGGTGTATTATTTGTTTCATCCATTACAACTTTGAAGGCATATAAACCTTGTCTTTGTTGTACGCTTTCCAAATATGGATTAACTATATTTAAGAATCTTAATCTAGTTGCTGCTGTATTTTGCTCAAATACTAAGAATCTAGTCGATGATGCAATAAATTTCTTAGCCGCAATTAATAATCTTCTAACATTAACTCTATCCAATGCAGATGCTTTTTTCTGTAATGTTTTTTGACCCCAAACACAAACTCCTTGATTAGGGAAAGTTGCTAATGGATTCACATTACTTTCATATAATGTATCTCTATTGGTATGAGTTAATTTTCTTTCTG